ATGGCTGGCGCACAACGATACCTCTTGAACCGATCCGGCAGATTCTTCGCCCGGCTGGTGGTGCCGAAAGACCTTCGACCCATTGTCGGCAAGACCGAACTGCGGGCACCCCTTGGGCCGGATCGCAGGACCGCGATGAAGTTACTGCCTGGCGCGGTGGCGCAGCTACAGCACCAGATCGCCCAGGCAGAACGAAAGGCGGCATCAAGCCGCAATACGATCCTTCCAGCGCGATACCCACTTGCGCCGGATCAGATAGCAATTTCGCACTACCAGCAACGGATCGCCTTTGATGATCAGTTACGGAATGACCCGCGTTATGCCAGCCTCGGTAATGTCGATGATTTATATGTTGCCGAACTGCGCGCGGGGGTTGCCGGACGCCTTAATGACAACCGCTTGCAAGATTTGGTTGGTGAGCATGTTGAACGCTTCCGCCGCCTTGGTAATGTCGATGCTCAACCTGGTTCCGATGAGTGGCGCACAATCGCCCGCGCCCTCTGTAGCGCCGAGCTAGAGGCTCTGGCGCGCGTCGTGGAGCGCGATGAAGGGGATTTTACTGGCCGACCTACTTCACCGCCGTTGATCAATGCCAAGGCGCTAGAGGACGAACCCGAGCCGGTGAGCCTTGCGAATCTCTGGAACGATTATGTGAAAGCCCGCACCATGGCGGGCTTTATGAAGGACGGCGGGCGGCGGCAACGCCCGGTGATCGAGAGCTTGCGAAAATTCCTCGGGCATAGCGATGCCCGCAAGGTAACGCGCAAAGACCTTATGTCATGGCGCGACGACCTCTTGAACAGGATCAGCGCAAAGACCGTTGCGGGCATCTATCTTTCGACCATTCGGACCCTATGGGCTTGGGCTGTTGAGAATGACCGCCTGTCCGAGAATGTTGCCGAGAACGTCAGGCAGGCGAAGCCCAAGCGCCAGCGCAGCCGCGATCCAGGGTATTCGGACAAGGAGGCGCTGGCGATCTTGAACGCATCGCGCGTTTATCAGCCGACACCCGATCCGTTCGGGCATATCCGCGAGCATGCAACCACTATCGCGGCTAAGCGATGGGCACCCATCTTGTGCGCGTTTAGCGGTGCAAGGATTAGTGAAATTCTACAACTGCGGAAGGCCGATGTTTTCCAAGAGGGCGACCGATGGGTAATGCGGATAACCCCCGATGCTGGCGCGGTGAAGGCGGGTGACTTCCGAGATGTGCCCATTCATCAACAGATTTTGGACCTGGGTTTCCTCGACCATGTGAAGGCTGCCAAGGATGGCCCGCTATTCAATTCCTCGACCGATCCGGCGAAATCGGCCCGTTCGGCACAACGGCAATCCGAGCGCCTAGCGGCTTGGCTCCATGAGCAAGAGCTTGTCCCCAAGGGGCTGCAACCTAACCACGCATGGAGGCATCGCCTCAAAACGCAAGCCCGTAACCTTGGACTCGACATGCGAATTGTGAACGCCATTCAGGGACACTCTGACAGGGATATGTCCGATGGATATGGCGTAGTTAGCTTAATCGCCAAGGCGCGTGTGATTGACGCATTGCCCGCATACGATCTTGAATTAATTTCATAACAACATGAGCACTTGTAATGATCTGTAAATGTGTTACATTATAACACGTCAGATGTTTGCGAGTGTCACCGTTGCCCAGTATCACAAAGCGCCTTGCCGGGCTGTTCCGGCAAGGCACCATTGAACAAAAAGCTGTCACGCCAGCCGCCCCCGATCTGTCACACCTGTTCGGGATCACGCTTACCCGATCTGGTGTTCCCATCACTGCCCAAACCGCCCTGCGCGTTCCCGCCGTCAATTGCGCCATTGGGCTTATCTCGGAGGGCTGCGGAAACCTGCCATTCAAGCTGTATGACCGTGAGACGCGCGAGGCGCAAAAGGATCATCCGGCCTATAAGCTAATCCACGGCGAGGCGAACCCTTGGACCAGCGCCGAGGAACTGCGGGAACAGCTTACCCGCGATGCCATGCTAACCGGGCATGGGTTTGCCCAGGTGGTGCGCAACGGCATCGGCCAACCCCTTGAACTGCATCGAATCGACCCCGGCGCGGTTTCGATCGAAACCGACGATTATGGCGAACCTTTTTATCGTATCCGCCTGAAAGGTGGTGGCGAGACCGTGCTACCCTATACCGATGTGCTGCATATCAGCACCTTGGACGGCGTTTCCCCGATCGCCCATGCCCGCGAAGCCATTGGCCTTACGTTGGCGGCTGAACAGCACCTTGGGGATTGGTTTGCGCAATCTGGCCGCCCCTCTGGTTACATCGGGTTTGAGGGAGGTCTACAACCCGCCGAGGCAGAAAAGATCGTTGCCGGATGGGGTCAGCTTAAATCCGGCTCCACAGCCATTCTTGACCGTGGTGCGAAATATCACCCACTTTCCACCAGCAACACGGACGCGGAGTTTTTCGACAACAGGGTTGAGCAAATTCGCGAGATAGCCCGTGCCTTTCGCGTCCCGCCAACCATGCTTTTCGAACTATCGCGCGGAACGTGGAGCAACACGGAACAAATGGGCCAGCAATTCCTTACGCTGACCCTTCGCCCATGGTTAAAACGCTGGCAGGCCGCATATGCCCGCGTCCTGCTATCACCGGAAGAACGCAAGGGTCTTTATATCGAGGCCGAAACCAAAGACCTGATGAGCGTGAGCTTTGCGGAGCAGGCCACCGCTTATTCACAATATGTCGCCATGCGCGCCATGACCCCGAACGAGGTCAGGGCCGGGCTGAACCTTCCACCCATGAAAGGCGGCGATGAACTGTTGAACCCATACATCACGGGCGGAACGCCCGCGCCTGCTAATGAGGAAGGCCCTGCAGCATGAGCGACATCACTGTCACAGCATTCTTCGGCGACAAGGAACGCCCGTTCATCCTAACCGACGATATGGTGCAGGAACTAGAGGCCAAAACCCAAACCGGAATCGGCGTTCTATTCCAGCGCCTGACCGCCCATGCGTTTATGCTGGCCGATATTTCCGAGACGATCCGGCTTGGCCTGATCGGCGCGGGCACGCATCCAGAGGAAGCCGCCCGGTTGGTTCATACCTACGCCCGCAATCGCCCGGTTGCCGAGATATTGCCGATCGCCACCGCCATTCTGGCCGCCCGCTGGCTTGGTGCTGATGAGGTGCAGGCCGATGGCTGATCTTGAAACACTCAACCGGCTTGAAACTAAGGCGGAACTTGCCGTTACCGATACTGGCGAGATTACCGGAATTGCATGGCCGTTCTCTGGTCCCGATGCTGTCGGAGATACCATTGAACCGGGCGCATTTATCATTCCACCGAGCCTGCCAATTTGCCTTGAGCATGATCGGTCAAAGGCTATTGGCGTTTGGGATACCATCACCGAAACGGCAAAAGGTCTGGAGGTAAAAGGCCGGTTATTCGTTGAAGGAATTAGCGGTGCCAAATCTGCACACAGGTATCTAAAGAACGGCGTGATTAAGGGGCTGTCCATCAGCTTCAATAACGCCCTGTATAGACGAATGCCGAACGGGGGAAGGCATTTTGTCGAGGTTCCGCTTGACGAAATCTCAATCTGTAAAAACCCCAAGCATCCAGAGGCGCGGATTAGTGCCGTCAAATCCAACCCCGTTAACGAGGAAATTTTTATGGAAAATGAAGAACTGGCCCAGAAGGCCGACACCAAGACCCCGGCCAATGATGCCGCCCAGATCGACGCCAAGGCGCTGAATGCCGTGCTGTCGCGGCTGGACAAGCTGGAAGCCAAGGCGAACCGCCCCGGCGCACCGGCAATCGCTACCCGCGATGAAGGCGCGGAAGCCAAGAAGGCTTTCATTGAGTATCTGCGCACCGGCGACCGCGACCAGAAGGCGCTGACCACGGCCAGCGACACGGCAAACCATGTCCTTGCACCTGAACAGATCGAGAGCGAGTTTATCCGCAATCTGGTTGAGTTCTCACCCGTCCGTCAGATTGCGGATGTGCGTTTGACCTCAGCGGCCAAGATCATCCTGCCACACCGCACCAGCGTGACGAATGCGGTCTGGGTTGGTGAGACCACCACCCGAACCGGCAGTGAGCCGGGCTTTGATCAGGCCGAGATTGACGTGAAGGAAATCGCCACCTTCGTAGACCTGTCGCTACAACTGGCCGAGGACAGTGCCAACGTGCTGTCGGAGGTCAATCTGGCGCTGGCCGAGGATTTCGGACAGAAGGAAAGCGCAGCCTTCGTCAACGGTGCCACGGGGCTGGAACCTTCGGGCTTCATGGCGAATGCCGACATTGCCACTACCAGCAACGGCCACGCTGCGAACATCAACCCTGACGCGTTGATCGCGCTGATGTATGCTCTGCCTGCGACCTATCGCAGCGCGGGCACCTGGGTGATGAATGGCAGCACGCTTGCCGCCGTGCGCACCCTGAAAGACGGCCACGGCAACTATCTATGGCAGCCGAGCTATCAGGCGGGCCAGCCGGAAACCATCCTTGGCCGCCCGGTGATTGAGGCCGTGGATATGCCCGATATTGCCGAGGATGCACAGCCGATCATCTTCGGGGACTTCAGGCGCGGCTATCGGATTTATGACCGGCTGTCGCTGTCGATCCTCGCTGATCCCTACAGCGTGCGGGTCAACGGCCTGATACGCTATCACGCCCGCCGCCGCGTCGGCGCTGATGTGATCCGCCCGACCGCGTTCCGCAAGCTGGTGATGACCGTCTGATGGCCCTGGCACCCGCATATGAAACGACCCTGCGCCACGGCAACCATGCCGTGACGCTTAGGGCGTCCCTGCGGGCTGCTGTCGCCTTGGACGATCTGCCCGGCGGCATTCCCGGCGCATGGGATTCGGTCATGCGCCAGACCTATACCGGAATCCGTGGGGTGTTGCTCGCCACCGCCACGGATCGGGCAGCGGCGTTTTCCCTCTTGGCGTCGCTGTCTAACAGGCCGCTTGCGTCATTCACCGGCCATGCGCAAGCGGCCTGCCTCGACCTGTTGCGCAACCTGATTCCGAAACCGGATGAGGGGGAAGCACATGACGGTAAGCTGATCACCCTGGGTGAGTATCTGGATGAACTCTTCCGGTTTGCTACGGTTATCCTGCAATGGCCCCCTTCCGAAATTTGGCAGGCATCACCGGCAGAGATTGAGGCCGTTCTTAAAGGGCATCTCGAACGGCTGGAAGCAATCGAGAACACCACCGGCAATCATCAGCTTAAGACCGGCTCATCAACCGCTTACACCCCTGATCGGCTGAAAGAGGTCGAGGAACTAGGATACGATCCTACCTTTGATCGCCAAGCCCTTCGCGCTCTGAAAGCCCGCCACAATGCCTAAACCTCATCGCCTTTGCTCATGCGGTGCTATCGTGCCTCATGGCGTCCTTTGTGCCTGCCAAGTGCAGCGCCAGCTTGAACGCAAGCGCCGGCATGACGCTACCCGCCCGAACAGCCGCCAACGCGGCTATTCCCGTAAATGGGAAAAGGCACGGGCCGAATTCCTGCGGCTGCACCCCTGTTGCGCTATGTGCGGTGCCGACGCGACCCTTGTCGATCACATACGACCCCATCGCGGCGACCAGGCGCTGTTCTGGAACTGGAACAACTGGCAGGCGCTATGCACTGGTTGTCATAGTAGCGTGAAGCAGAGGCTTGAAAGATATTTTAATGGGTGCTGATGCACTGAGCTAGATTAGCTCCTCTATAAATGGCTTCTTTTTGAGGTCTAGCGATATGGGATCGCTTCCAATAATAATTCCCAGGCTTCTCAATTCCTCCAGTGAATGATCAAAGCTGGCAATTCCGCTGCAGAAGTGATTCTTTAGAGTGGACACGGCAACTTTTTTTGGCCCCCAGAACGTCCGGTTCTTCATGGTCATCAATATTCGCCGCGCGCCAACATCAATCTTGCTGCGACGCGACAGCCCTATAATCGATGATTCCATGTTTTCAAGAGCATCATTGTGATGATCAATGCCAAAGTAGTGGCTATGTGTATGCTGCACCGTCTCAATGCTAGACGTTCCAATCATTACCACTTCTTTCCGCTCATCTTCGGGGAACTCCGATTCATACCGTAAATAGCAATCCACCGCGGCCTGTGGGTCTCTACTCACCATTTCCCAAGTCACAAAGTTCCCGTCCGTCCAGTCAAACACAAGAATCCAATTGTTGAACGTGGTGTTATGGCTGTTCTCTGCGCTGGCCATTGATCTGATAACGCTCTGATTCACAAATCCAGAAAGGTGCCCGGATTTGATTGCCATCGAGATTATAGCCTCGGCCAGCTCGCGCTTCTCTTGAAGCATTATCTCTTGCTTCGCATCAAGCCTCTTATAAATCTCTATCTCATGCAATGCGTTTGAAAATTCCTTGAAATAGTCAATTACACAGGAGTCGCCCTCTTTCTCCTTGAGTCGATGGCCATATATAACGGATGTTCTCTCAATGCTTTCGGACCAGTAATGTTGAATTTGACTCCTGATTTGCAACTCAAGCATTCTTCCCGAAACAGAAAGAATAACGTGCAGGGCTCTATATCCAGTATCGTCCCGCCCTTTCTCACGATAGTCGGTGACCCGCAGGATTGTTGCAAATGCGCTCTCCTTGAGTTTTCCGGATATGTATGAATATAATTCATCAACATCTGAATTGCTGTCCACGATTATGCGGCAGCCGCCAATGTCTTGAAGCTGGGTCAAGCGAACGCTGAATCTGTTCAACTTTCTTAGGATTTGAGGCTTTCGCTTGAGGCGTTGGGCGATGTAGTATTTACGTCCGTGAGTTTGCAGCCACCCTTGCAATTCTAGCGTCAGCCTCGTAAGGGGTTCCAGATGCTCTTTTCGATATTCATCAAATATTAACTCAAGCTCAAGCATCTCCTCATCGTAGTCCCGCTTTGGGTCACTGAGATAGCGGCCGGCTTTGTCGATCTTGGTCTTTGATGCCATACATAGTTTCCTCTTTTTTTGACAAGGCCACGTTAATCTTCTCTAGTCAACATTGAGGCCGGGGTATGCCCGAACTTTCGCACCATCTCGGGAACCGGCGGGGGGAGGCGCGCGCAAGACAGGCGGAATATAACTTTTTTTCACTACGCTTCTCTTGTCTGGACTGCCTGAAGCATGTCCGCGTTGACCTGATCGCGATCGGCGGCAGAATGCGCGCGACGATGACAATTCGGGCAAACACCAATCATGGTGCGCGGATCGTCCGGCCCCCCGTCGGTCAACTTGTGGATGTGGTGCGCTTCCAGATATGGGACACCGTTTGCGCGTAGGAACGGTGCGGGAGAGCTACAAAACTCGCAAGTCCCGTTGGCCCGCGCAAACACATAGGAGCAGATTAGCTTGCTTCGTTCGTAGACGGTTGCGAGCCTCTGACCTTGCGCTGGAATTGAGCGTGATGCCTCAATGGCGCGCCTGCGCAAATCAGCAAGATCGCCGGCGGTGTCGTCTGCCGTTACATCGTCGGGAACGCCGGCCACCGCTTCGAAGGGCCGGAGTTCGAAAACGATCGCGTTGCGCATCAACCCTTCAGTATCGGGAGCCAACTCCGTGTGAGAGGCTTCAAAGATGAATTGGCCCAGATAGCGAAGGCCCTGTCTCTGCTTGCGAAAGAGTAAAAGGTCGCGACCCTCTGACGCATGGCTTTGAATAGCCGCGTTCCCGCGAACCATCTGCATGTCGCCCCGCTGGCCCTCTCCAAAGTATTCAAACACGCCGTCTTCACGTAGACGATCCGCGTATCCGTGTGTATGACCCTCTTCGCCGGTGATGATGATGATCGGCATACCGGCACCTGCCGGGGTGATGATGCCGCCCTGCATTTGTCCGCGGAAGCGCGCGTGTATGTCGGCGCGCCGGTTGTAAATCTGTCCTTCGACAAAACCCCAAGTCATAGAAACCTCGCTCCTTTGCTCGACATCTAATCTGGTGTGGATCGTCTGTTCAATCAGAAGTCCGTTGAATCCTTGAATATTCTTGCATGTTATATTATAACATTTAAAAATGCCTGTAGATCGAGTGACCTGTTATGCCGATCCCTGCTGCCCTTGTGCGGGCGCATCTGAACTTTCTGCCCGATGAGACTGCCGACGACGCAATCCTGACCCATTACGGCAACGTGGCCGAGGCATGGGTTGCGTCTTATACCGGCCTGCCTTTCGACCCTGACAACGTGCTGATGCTGCAAGCGGCGCTTATGCTGATCGCGCATCAGTATGAGGCGCGCGAGGCCGTCACCTTTGCCTCGGCCTATCAGCTTCCTTTCGGCGTCACCGATCTGCTGTCCGGCATCAAACGGCAGGTTGTCGGCTACATCCCCGAGGCAGAGGAAGCCGCCAATGGCTGATCTGCTGCAAGGTTCCAAGGAACTGACCCGGAAGCTGCAAGCGATGCGCGATGCCGTTGCGCCGGTCCTGCGCCCGGCTCTGGTCGCGGCTGGCAATGAGGTTGCTAATGATGCGCGCAGCTTGGCCGAGGCATCCCGCCGCACGGGCGATCTGATCGAGTCGATTCACGTCACCGGACCCGGTGAGACCACCCCGCCGCATAGCACCGATGGCGGGCAGCGCACCGCTGGCGAATTTGAGGTGCTGGTGACGGCAGGCGACAGTGATGCCCGCCACGCGCATCTTGTCGAGGGCGGCACCGCGCACCGGCTGCACAAGGACGGCACCACGACCGGCACCATGCCCGCGCAACCGTTCTTCAACCCGGCATGGCGGCTGAACCGCAAGCGCCTCGAACAGCGCATTAACCGGCTGCTGCGCCGTGCGATCCGCGAGGCCAGCCAATGACGCCCGACATGGAACTGCAACGCGCGGTGCGGCTGGCGCTGATCGCCGCACCCGGCGTTGCCGCGCATATCACGCCCGAGCGAATCCGCACTGGCCTTGCCCGGCCCGAGGCCATGCCCTGCGTGATCATGACGCCCGCCGAGGTCCGTATCCTCGGCCATGCGTCTGGCGGTCAGGTGGTGGCCGAGGCCAGCATGAAGCTGCATATCTGGACTGCCGCCGATCACGCTGCCGTCGCGCAACAGATCACGGCTGCCGCCATGCTGGCGCTGATGGATGCACCGCGCCCGGCTGGTGCCGAGATCGACCGCTGGGAACGCCCGGTTATGGCATGGGTGCCCGATCCTGACCCGGCGCTGTCCTGCGCCCATGCGGTGATCAGCCTGCGCGCGGCGCTGCGGTGGAGGCGCTAAGATGCGCGCAGGACGTTTGACGAACCGCATTCAGATCGAACGCAATGCGGTGCTGGTCGATGATTACGGCCATGCCCGCGAGACGTGGTTGCCGGTCCTGACCTGCAAGGCCGAGATCAAGGACGCCACCACCACGGAGTTCCTGACCGGCCCGGGCGAGATGGACAACCGCAAGGCCGTGTTCCTGATCCGCTATCCGTTGGCGCAGATCACCACCGCCGACCGGCTGGTGATGGATGGCAAGGCTTACAATATCGTCGGGCTGGCCGAGATCGGGCGCAGGCGTGGCCTTGAACTGCGGGTGATCGCGGCATGAGCAAGCACCTGCGCGGCGTGAAGCCTGCCCTTGGCCGTGATGCCGAGGCGCTGACCAAGGCACCACCGGCACCGGCTTATCTGGCACCCCATGCAAAAGCGGAATGGCGGCGCGTCCTGCCGCTCTTGGTCGCGCGCGGTGTGATCACCAAGGCCGATCTGGCAGGCGTGGAAGCCTATTGCGCTGCTGCCGGTGCCGCGCGCCAGATCGGCGAGGCGATGGCGCTGGCCGGTGGTCTGCCCGATCTGCGGCTGGGCGGGCTGCAAATCCGCTACATGCAGACCGCGCGCCAGCTTGCCGCCGAATATGGCCTGACGCCGACCAGCCGCGCCCGTATAGGTGCTGTCGCTGATGCCGAGGCCGATCAAAGCGCACGCCCGAACCCCTTGAGTTTCCGCCGATGAGCGCCAGCGCCTATCCGCATTGGGTTTTTGACAACTCGCCTATCCCCGACCCTTTCGGATACGGCGAACAGGCCGTGCAATTCCTGCGGGCGCTGTCGCATCCGCAAAGCTCATTGCCGAGCTTTGCGTTCCAGCTTGACCCGTGGCAGGAGCGGATTGTTCGCCGCATCTACGGCCCCCGGCACCCGGATGGGACACGCATTGTAAAAGATGTCTGGTTGCAAATCCCGCGCGGAAACCGAAAGACTTCCCTTGCAGCCGCCTTGTCAATTCTGCACCTGATCGGCCCCGAAGCTGTTCCACAAGGGCAGGCATATTTTTGCGCGGCAGATCGCAAGCAGGCCGAGATTGGTTTTCTCGAAGCATTGGGAATTATCCGAATGGATAAGAACCTGTCTAACGCGGTGAGTGTTAATAACCCAAAAATTGGTGCCAAATCCATTCAAAGTCATTTAGATGGCTCCATTCTGGAAACAACCACGTCGGATGGTGACAAATTCCATGGCACTAGCCCCACCTTTGTTATGTGCGATGAGGTCCATATCTGGAAGAATCGCAAGCTATGGGAAGCGATGTATTCCGGTCGCAGAAAACGTGGCGCGCTATTCGTAACCTGCACTACGGCGGGACGGGGCAGGCATGGCTTTGCCTATGAGCGGTATTCCATGTTTCGGGATATTGCTTTGGGTAAGATCGCAAACCCATCAAAGTTACCGATCATATTTGAACCGGAAGAGGGCGACGATTGGCTTGATGAAGCCGTTTGGCATAAGGTCAACCCCGGATTGAGATATGGTTATCCCCTCTTGGATGAAATGCGCGAAGATGCAATTACCGCGCAGCATGACCCCATTGAATGTTATGCTTTCCGCCAATTTGCCTTGAATGAATGGCTTGGTAATTCAACTTCACCGCTATTCAATTTTGAGACATATGACGCGGGCGCTTTCGAGGTTGAAATTGATGATAACGGCCAGCGTGTCGATTACGAAACTGACCTTGAGCAATTCCCCTGCTATCTAGGCGTTGATTATGCCCAAAGCGGCGACCTTGCGGCTATCGTCGCAGCATGGCGGCACGATAGTGGCGAGTATGCCGGGCAGATTACAATTAAGCCTTGGTTCTTTGTGCAATCTGAAGGGCTGGAAGAGCGCGAGCGGCTGGAGCAGGTGCCTTATCGCCAATGGGTAAATGAGGGGTATTTGATTGAGGTGCCCGGCCCGGTGGTGACGCAAGAGGCTGTTGCCCAGGTGGTTAAGGAAATTTGCGCCCGGCATGACGTGCGACAGGTGCGCTATGACCCTTGGCGGTTTCGCGCTACCGCTGCGGAACTGCTGGCAGATGGCATTCCCATGGTTGAAATGCGCCAAGGTTCGGCAACCATGGGACCAGCCAACGGCGAACTTATCCGCGCCGTAAATGGACGCCTGATCCGGCATGATGGGCACCCGATCCTACGCAATCACTTTGACGGTGTTGCTGCGGTCACGAATAAGGCTGGCATGATCTGGATGGATAAAGCCGATCAGAAACGCGGCCACATTGACGGTGCTATTGCCGCAAGTATGGCCGTTTCCGGCGCAATTACCGCCCATGAGCAAGGCGGGCTTTACGCCCGCGACGATATTCTAGGACTACTGGTTGCATAACGAGTAAGGATTAAATCATGGCACTTGATGAAACTGGCCTGTTGGTCAAGCTTGAGGCAAATGTTGCTAAATGGGAGAAAGACTTTAACCGGGCGATTGTCCAGCAACAACGCGCCGCAAAGCGCATGGAGCAAATTGCCCGGCAAAACGCTAAAAAGATCACGTCAGAGTATGAAGGTATTGGCGGCCGAATTGGAAAGGCATTCAACGGCATTCCGGCATCGCTGAAAGGAATTGGCGGCGCTTTCCTTGGCGGCTTGGCGGGCGGTGTTGCCATTGGCGGCATTGACCAGATTGGGCACGGTATTGCGGGCGTTACGAAAGAGGTTGCAAACCTTAAGAACGAAGCTGAAAAATCTGGGGTCTCGACCACCGTTTTTCAGGAATGGAAATTTGTTGCCGACCAGAACAGGATCAGCATTGACGCCCTGACGGACGGCATTAAAGAACTGCATATCCGCGCCGGTGAGTTTTTCCTAGATGATACTGGCGCTGGTGCCGAGGCATTCAAAAAACTGGGTTATTCCGCCGAGGAACTTAAAGAGAAACTGAAAGCCCCCACTACCGCCATAATTGAAATTCTTGGCAAGCTGAAAAACTTTGACCAAGCCGGGCGGTCATTCCTGTTAGAGGAAATTTTCGGCGGTGCCGGTGAGCAATTCGGAACACTCGCTAATCAGAGTGAGGCTGCACTAACCGCCACGATCGCCCAAGCGCATGAAGTTGGTGCCGTGCTGGACTCGGAAATGATCAACCGCGCCGTCGAGATTGACCGGAAATTCACGGAATTAACCACGCGCGTCGAGAGTTTCGGGAAACGGGCAATTGTGGCAATTGCCGACGCGGGAGTTGAACTGGCCGACTTTCGGGCAAAGCTGGATGAAATTTTTACCGACGAGGCCGAGGGCCGTTCAATTCTGGGTGACGAGCTTTATGATGAGCTCGCCAAGAACCGCGACCTGCTTGACCAGAATGCGGCAGATGTTCGGCACCTGCAAAGCGAATACGATTATCTCGCACAGGCGGCCATGGCGACAAGCAACCGCCTCGCAGATGTGGAACGCGAGTTGGACGCCGCCGGTTATGGCGAACAGGCAACGCTGATCCGGCAGTATTCGGGGGCGCTGGCGGGACTGGCACAGGACTATGCGAGCGGGGCTATCGAGGCCGAGGATTTTAGCGCCAAGCTGGCGGATGTTCAGCAAGAGGCTGGTCGAGCCTTTGCCGCTCTAAATGACCTGGATGGGGTGTCTTTTGGCGGGGTGCGCAACGAGGTATCAAGCCTTGGGGGTGTCATTGCCAGCGTCACCCAAATGGCGAACGACCTTGCCACGGCGCTTGCGAAGGCTGCGGGTGTGGACCCCGGCACTAAGCAGCTTGAGGCGTTGCGCCAGCAACATTCAGCGCAACAGGCTTCGATGGACAGCCTAAACGCCATGCGCGAGGCGAATGAGCGTTTCACCGCATCCGAGCAAGCCCGCAACAGCGCCACGCGCGAGCAACTTGCTCTGGAACGCGAGAAAGAGGCCGTGCGCAAGCGTGCCGCCGAGGCTGGTGCGACTCTGACCGATCAGGAAGCGACGGCGGCGGCGCAAGCGGCACTAGCCGCCGAACAAGCCCGCGCTGCTGCTGATCGGGCGGGGCGTTCCGGTGGCGGCGGCGCTGGTGCCGGAAATGTGCAGATCGATGAATTTGCCCGCGAGGCCGAGGCAATCAAGAAGCGCACCCACGCCCTACAAACCGAGGCGACTGTTTTGGCGACGGTTAGCGCATCAACCGAGCGGCTGGGCGACGTTTCGGGGTATGCCGCGACGAAAGCCAGGCTGCTTGTCGCCGCGCAAGAGGCCGGGAAGCAAATCACGCCGCGACTTGAGGCGGAAATTGACGGACTCGCAAGGGCTTACGCCAATGCTGGCGAGGAGGCGCGAGCGGCAGGGCAGGAAATGCAGGACGCCAATGGCAAAATTGACAAGGGCGCAAGCGCATTGACCGACCTGTTTATGGCCGGGTTGGAAGGTTCAGAATCATTTGCGAGCGCCCTGCGCAACCTCGCTAAAGAGTTATTGCGAAGCCAAATTATGAAGCTAATCAGTGGTTTCGCCATGTCTGGCGCACCCGGATCGGGCCTTGTCGGTGCGCTTGGCGGTGCGCTTGGTGGCGGTTTCGCGGAAGGTGGCTGGACCGGGCCGGGATCGAAATACCAACCCGCGGGCATCGTTCATGCGAATGAGTATGTTTTTTCCAGGGAGGCCGTGAGGCGCATTGGTGCCGCCAATCTGGACGCGATGCACCGGGCCGCCAAATCGGGCGCTAGGGGCTATGCCTCTGGCGGGCTGGTAGGTGCCACCCAGAAGCTCAACAAGGCCGCTGGTGAGTCTCTGCGTGGCTCTACGGCGGCGCAATCCATCAATCTGGCGCCCACCATTCAAGTCAACGCTACTGGGGGAACGCCGGAGCAGAATGCGGACCTTGCATGGCAAATTTCTCAAGAGACTGAAAAGGCTATGCGCAATCTGATTCGTGATGAACTAACTCGCAACAAGCGTTCAGGTGGCATGTTGCGGTGATAGGATAAAAAAAACGATGTCGCGCAACGGCACGGGACGGCGGCTTCTATTAGCCGAGCAGTGTGTGGCGTAAGCCGAACCGGAACCGTCTCATCTATCCCCTAAGCTAAGCGAGGGGGGGGGGAAGCCCCCGAGGTTAGCCGGGGACAGGACCAAAAAATGTCCCGTTTTTGCACGTTTTATATAACCTATTTTATAACTAAAAGATTACTTAAGATTTATATAAAACGTGCAAAAACGGGACAACTTCCCCAGACCGTCCCGGTTCGACTTCGCGGGCTTCGCCCACTCAACCGTCCCCTGGATAAGGGAAGAAATTTTCCTCTACTGGTGCACCAGTGGGGTTGTATCATAACCCATTCTCTGCTATAACTGGTGCACCAGTAATAGATGTGAGAGCACTCATGCCACAGAAAGCAACTATCCGCATTCCCGCCGAGCGCATGACCCAGATTCAGCAAATCATTGCCGCGCGCGGGTTGAAGACCGTGAACGACCTTATCGCGTATTGGATTCGCCGTGAGGTTGGGGAAGGCACCATCCAGGCGGACATCCCCGGCGTGACGATCGAAATCGACACCAACAACCATGTCGGAATGACGATTGGCGAGTTGATGTTGAATACCGATCGCGAGGAAGCCAAAGAGCTGGCGCGGTCAATTCGGGCTATCACGCAAGGTCATGAAAAAGCACTCGCTACCAAGATCGTGCGGTTAAGGGCAGCGGGCACCGGCTTTGCCATTGAGTCCCTGCAAGGTCTTGGAAAATACGTCGCTAGCAAAAGCATCCTGAACGACATCGCGGATCAGATTGACGCGAGCGTAAAATGAAAAACGGCGAGCTATGTAAAGCCCGCCGTTCCCCAAGTCCTAACTAAGATTCTTATTTCATGGATTTATCGAAACTACAAGCTGAATGTGATGGGCTTTTCACAATTGAAGAGCTTCAAGAAATATTTCGTCCTGAACTGGATACCAAACCTGAACAACCTACGCCGGGGAAACCCGATTCCGATTGCGAGATGATCTGCGCTGAATTTCTCGCACTCAACCCTTATGAATCTCATTTACTCGCAGAACTTGCAAAAGTTGGTAGTGAGGAACCACAGGCCGCGCCCGAGCCTGAAACGGAAAAGCCTGAAACGTTATTCATAAAGGATGTTGCGTGGCCGGACTTTTCAGAACCGCCCTACCAGCATCGGACAAAGAAAGACCGTCGTGGAATTATCTGGGACTTTCTACCACCCGGCCAACCCATGACTGGCGATATAGTGGATTACGGCGGCATTTGGCGTCCCCGCCCGAATATTACCATGTGCAAAAGCCGATATGATCGGGCCGTGTTTACCAGAATCGAAGCGGAACGCGCTTATAATGATGCCTTGCGCGTCTATGGCCCTGACGCGGTGGAGACTATTGAAGCCAAGCGAGCATTAGAGGCCGCATGGGTTGCGCAATCAACAGCGATGAAAGAGGCGGATACGAAACAGGTGCGGGAACGCGACAGGATCGACCTTTGGCGTAAAGAACGTTCGGCTGAATATAACGCGAAACGCCGGAAGAAACGTGAGACACCTAATAGTGACCTGACCGGCATGTCACCGGAAGAGATGGCCGAGCATATCCGGGCACGAGAGCGCGAAAAAAAGCGTCGTCAACGCGCTGCGGCGAAAGCGGCAAAGGCCAATTCAAAATGAATATAGGCATATACCTACATGCCTATCTGGGTATTTGCCTATATGCCTATATAGTGAGTCAAATAACTTGACCTAAAAAATCTTTGGGGGACTCTTGAATTGCCGAATCGCTTATGCCAGATTATCCCCGGTCCTGACAAAGAGGTTTAATTATGGAAAAACACGATCCTGTTTACATCCCGGAAGCTGAATGGGATCAAATCAGGGGAACATTGGCATCAGCCTATATCGGCCCGCATTTGCAAGATCGGGCTGATTTGAGGGAAATTGCCGAGATTTTGGCAGGTGAAAATCTGATGGCTGAAAATATCTGGCCGGATTCGATCAGGAAAGATTGCGCCGCCTGAATGGCGCAAAGGTTTGGGCTGGCGCGGCCCGGTGGTCCGGCTCATTGCCACAAACGCGCCGGGCAAGACGGCGAGTGCCCTGCAACCCCGTCATGGTGTGGCGGAAACTCTTTGCCGCGCGACACTACATTGTTAGTTGTTTCGGGAATGGCGGGGGTAATCCCCCGCCATTTCTGCATGTGACGTTACGTCACTTAGCCCATTTTTAGGGGCGTCACAATGTTACAAAAGTTCCCGTAACTAATTGATTTTAGGTGTTCTAGGCAGAATTCAAGTCCCTCCACCCGCACCATATTGAAAAATATACACAATCTTGCGTATATAGGCAACGGATTTGACCCTGTGCCGAAGGGTTTTGGCACATGTTTTAGCACTATCACGTTCCGTCCCTGTTCTGTTCTCTACGACTCTGAGCCGCCTTGGAGACCTGCTTTTGATTTGCTTGTGAGCGGTACTTTTGGACCATCGTCAGCGTCTTGTGCCCTGTAACTGACTGGATCTCGGCGTCCGTACATCCTGCCTCGGCTAACTGCATGGCTGCGGTATAGCGCTAACCGTGACGAGGCATGACACCAGTGGGTTTACCCGAGCCCCATCGTCGGCGGCCAGCCATCGATGAAGAAAGTTGATTTCTCCATCATTCAGGTGACCGTCAGCGAGAAGGCCGCGGGCAATACCGATCAGTTCATGGATTTGCCGTTCGCCTATCCGTTGGCCGCGAAATTGGCCTGCCCGTGCTGTATCCGATATGTGAACCTCCATTTTTTCTCCTGAGCGTAGGAAGCAACTAACTGATTCTGGGAGTCAAAAATGGTCAACGGCATCCCCGAGGTTCAAGTCATGTTTCGCCGCAAAGCGGCGAAGGTTGTCGCAGCCGCCAAGGCGCAGGCGCGGGTTAGTGGAGAGCAGGTGACGTCCGCGATGTGTTATCTCGCGCCGCGAGAGGAGGGCGAATTGATCCGCTCGATCCGAGTGGAGGATGCAACGACGGTCCAGACCGGTAAGGGCTCGCGAGGGTTCATCGAAGTGGTGGTCAAGGTTGGGGACGAGGCCACGATAGTAACCAACGATCGCGGCGCCCTGTCAACGGCGGAGCAAAAGTCGGCCGGGGCGGCGGCGTAAAGTCCGGCCAGTTGGGGGGTGCGCCATGGCGCGCGCGCTGGCCACATAGCTGGCGCGAGCCATGGCGCACTGGCCCCTTAGGGCCAATCGTGGGTAGATATTTTATGGTGATCAGCGCTGTTTACGGGCTGTGCTGTTGGCGAGGCGATAGCTTTCGCCGTTCATCTCGATGATGTTGACGTGGTGGGTCAGTCGGTCGAGCAGCGCGCCGGTGAGACGCTCGGAACCGAAGGTTTCCGTCCATTCATCGAAGGGCAGATTGCTGGTGATCAG